CATCCGCACCAAAGTTAAAAAGTCTTGTAAGAGCTGAAATATCAGTACTTTACAAGACTTTACTTTTACAAATTAATGCAATTATAATGCAATAGATATTTCTAGATCATTTTTTCAAGTTCCTGTTGAATAAAGTTTATCGAAACTGATGTATAGGTGTCATTAGTTATAGTACTTCCTTGAACATGTCCAACTAATGATTGGATAACTGCAAGAGACAAGTTTTTTTCTTGACACCTTGTTATAAAAGTATGTCTAAGTCGATGAGTAGATAAGGCATCCGTTATGCTTTCATTAGGACTTATTTTATTTATTCTACTCAAATAACTATTAATCATTCCGTCAGTGATTATTCTATTTTTTGAGTAATCCCAGAACAATAAATTATGCATGTTAGTTATTTTATTTGCAAGTATTTCTTCTATAAGTTTTCTTACCTTTGGTTGCATAGGAAAACATCTTCTACCTTTATCTAATCCAGTTTTTTTACAGTATGTTTTAGTATGTTGACCTAATATTACTTTATCATTTTTATTTCTTGTTATTGTGCGATAAATAGTTATGGAATTATTTTTTAAATTTATACAGTCTTTGGATAGTGCAAGGATCTCTCCAATTCTAGCACCAGTATACAATTGAAGAAGAATTATATTATTATACTGTTTATTGGGACTCTTGGAAAGTACTTCTAGTAACTTGCTTTCTTCTTCTTGAGTTAATGCTTCTACTTGTTTATTTGCTTTTTTTGAAATAGGTTTAGCTAGAGTTTCATCGTCCATTGGATTATATATTATTTTTCTTCTTGATATTCCAATTTTGAAAATAACATTAATAAATCTCCAAATCTTATCTATAGTATTATTAGCATACTCTCTAATTGATTTTTTTGATTGTTCAATATCGAAAGCAGAAACCTTTTGAATAGGTTTATTTATCCAGTTATTACAACATGTTTCTAATTGATTAATTGTTCCTAAATCTCTTATGTAAGTTCTATCAGAGGTAATGCCATCATCATGTTTTTGTTCTACATAATTTTTAATTATGCTCAAACAAGTATCAAAGCTTTTTTCTATATAAGAACCTTGATTTATATCTGTTATTATCTTATTAAATCTGGATTTAAATTCTCCTACTTTTTCATTTTTCTTTTGTTTTAAGGTCTTTCTTTTTCCAGACGGTTCATGATATTGTGCCACATAACAATTTAATGCTTGGCTAAAATATATTGTCCCGTTCTCCATTTCCTCTTGATTTTACATTTCTGTTCTTTTTTTCCATAATAAACCTCCGTAAATTTTTATTAAAATCCATTTACAGAGGTCTTGCACTTTTAATAAACATATGTTATTATAAATACGCAAATACCTTGTAAAAGGGATTTTGTTTTGTGTTTAGGATAGTGTCTTGTTTGGCGACAGCACTATCCTTCTTTTATATATTAAACCAATATACCATATTTTTGGGCATAGAAGTCAATACAGTCAATCATATATTTAATATCTACATTAAAATAATCTGATAAATCATATAAATTAAAGCCTTGTGCGATTTTTTCTTTTAGTTCTTGAAATGGTACTAACACAGAATAAGCCCATTTCTTTGCTCTATTTTCACATTTTCTTTTTAAAGTTATATCAGAATTAATATAGTATAAAGCACCGACAATAATAATGTCCTAATTCTTCAGCTAATATTTCTTTTTCTTCAATGGAATTAGCTATTTTGCTGTAATCAATGCCTATACTATATTCGTTGTTTTCTTCAAAGATTCTAGCTTTAGCCTTTGACCATTTATAATCTATTATATCTATTTTTTCCTTTTCAGTTAAATTATATAAATCTAATACTTCCATAGTCTAATCTTTCTTTTTCTTTAAACTTTTTTTAAATCTAATAAATTCTTTTAATTCTTCTATTTCTTCATCTGTCAAGCCTTCTGTATCCAAACCATTATTAGAAGCATAACGAAAATTATCTTCTTTTTTATTTTCAATTAATTCTGCAAAACCAGCTTTAGATAATAAATCGTTGTAATCTATATTATATATAGAAGATAGTTTTTTTAAAATAATTGGACTAGGTCTTCGTTTACCATTTTCCATTAAAGATAGGTAGCTAGGAGATATTTCGCATAATTTATTAACATCATATATGCTATATCCTAGAGCTTCTCTTATATTTTTTAAATATTTAGCAAGTTCAAGTGTTGAAACTTCCATCTTGACAACCTCCTTACAAGTGTAATTATACCATACAAATTTACAATTGTAAATAATTTTAAAAAAATTTTCAAAAAACTATTGACAATTGTAAACTAGATGATATAATGTTTACAACAGTCAACCAGAAAGGGGTGTAAAACAAAAATGGCAAATAGAACAGTATATGTAAAAAATTTAGATGATTTTATAGAAAAAATAGTAACGGCAGGCTTTACATATAGGGAATTAGCAAGAAAAGCCAATTCAAATCCAACTTCAATATCGTTATTAGCTAAAGGAGAAAGAAACCCGAGTCCAGAATTAGCGGTTAATATATGTAAAGCACTAAAATGTAACTTTGATGATATTTTTTTTATTAAAAATGTTGACAATAGTAAACGTGCAAATTAAATAAGAAAGAGGGTGATGAGTTGGAAGAACAAATATTACGAGAACAACAAAGAACTAACGAATTGTTAGAAACTATCCTAAACACAAAACAAAATAATTTACCTAAACTGCTATACGCCAAAGAAATAGCAGAGAACTATAGAGTAAATGTAAACACAGCTACTCAATTTTGCAAGAAATACGGCACGAATTTTGGTGGCTATTGCATAGAACTTGAAAAATTCAAAGAAATATTGCAAACAAAAGGCATGCAAATTTTTAATTAAGAAAGAAGGTGTAACAAATGATAAGTTATTTAATAGATGTATTCTTATGCAGTATGGTAGTAGTAGCAGAGCTAGTAGGAACAATTATATTAGCAATAGCAGTAGAAGTTATGGTTTATAAAGTTTTCAAGATTAATCTATATCAAGAAATCTGGAAAGGCTTAAATGGATTAGACAGAAAACTGAATAAAATATTGGGATAGAAAGGAGGGAAAAAAGTGGAAGAAATTCAAAAAAATAGTGGCAATGTAAAAGTATACATTAACCACAAATATTGTTTAATAACCAGTAAAAATATGATTATTAAATCTCAAACTGATAAGAACCGTCAGGCATTTGTTTTAATTTCTTGTTAGAACGAATAAAGCTAATAATTGGATTAATGTCAACCTCATAGATTAATCCGTTAGCGTATTCGAAACGTGCCTTAAGAACATCGTCAGATTGTTTGTAAATTTCCTTGTTGGTCATAGGAAATTCATCAACAAATGGTGTTTGAACTTTAATATTATTTACTAGAGCATAGTACTTTAAAACATCAGCCATTATGATCACCTCGCTTTCGAGGTAATTATATAAAAAACAAATTTAAAAGTAAAGGAGGGAAGAGAGATGCAAGTATTTATAGGTATAATTCTGGGTTTTATTATAGCAATTATTGTAATGATAGTTACAGGATTTGGACAAGATTACGAGTTAATAACAACGATAGATGAATTACAAAAAAAACTTAAAGACAATAAGGACAAGCTTAAAAATAAGGAAATAGCAGAAATAAGAGCAACATTCTTCGCAAGGAAAATAAAAGAAATAGAAGACATTATAAAAAATTCAGAAGAAAGCAAAGAAAACTATTTTATTACTTTTGAAAAAATAAAAAATGTACTATTTGCGAAAACAGTTCAAACAAATAGTACAAAATAAACTTATTAATTAAACATAACTAAATAAATAATAGCACAGAAAATAAAAAAATGCAAGGGGAGTAATTGAAAAAATGTCAGAAACATTAGAAGAATTAGAAGAAAAATATTTTATGTTAGAAATGCAAGATACGTGGAGCAGTAGAGATTATAAATATGCTGATGAATTAAGAAATAAAATAAAAAAAATGAAGGAGGAAGAAAGATGATAAAGAAACCAGCAGAGATGATAAACACAGAAAACAAGTTTAGGGTATTAATAGCGGGTTACCCAGGAATAGGAAAAACAACACTAGGGCTATCAGCACCAAAGCCATTATTAATAGATGTAGACTTTGGGATAAATAGAACAATGGCAAGTGTAAGAAAAGATTATATACAACCAGAAAGTTATGAAGAATTATTAAATGATTTAAAAGGAGATTTAAGTGATTACGAGACAATAGTTATAGATACTGGAGGAAAATTGTTAGATTTAATGAAAGCTTATGTAATAAAAAATGACATAAAAAATGCTAAGAAAGATGGAACATTAAGTTTACAAGGTTATGGAGCAGTTGGAAGAGAATTTTCAAGATTTATGAATTACATATATTTTGAATTAAGAAAACATTGTGTAATTATATTTCACGCAGTAGAAGAAAAACAAGATGAAGATACAAAATTAAGAATTTTAGTAGAAGGAAGTACAAAAAACACAGTATGGCAAAATGTTGAATTAGGTGGATTTATAGAAATGAGAGGCAACAAAAAAACAATAGGATTTGACAACTGTGAAAGATATTTTGCAAAATCAAGTTTTGGAATAAAAGGAAATCATACAATACCAGAATTAGACGGAACACAGCCAAACGACTTTTTAACGAAACTATTTGAGCAAGCAAACAAAAACATACAAGAAGAAAGCAAAGTGTTTGAGAAAGAAAGAAAACAGTATCAAGAAGTTATGAATGCATTAAATCCACTAATAGAAAATATGACACTAGAAAATGTAAATGAAGTAATTGAAGCAATAAAAACAGTACCACATATCTTAACAAGTGAAAAAGAAGCAAAGGCACATTTTGCAGAAAAGATAAAAGAATTAAACCTTGTATGGAACAAAGAAAAGCAACAATATGAAGTAAAACAGGAGGTACAAAATGATGTGCAAAAATCCTAATGGTTGTGATTGCCCTTCAGATAATTGTGAAGGTTGTTATTGGAATAAGAATTTAAAGGAGGTCTAGCTTATGGCTAAATATTATATTACTCCTACATTGCTTAACAGTTGGCAATACAATATCAAAAATGGAACATTAGAAGATTTTATAAAAGTATTAAACAAAGAACAATTTGAGCCAACTGAAAGCATACAAAAAGGATTTGAATATGAAGCCTATATGCAAGAGAACTACAAAGAAACATTGAACGGAGCATATCAAGTAAAAGTAAGTAAAGAATATGGAGATTACTTATTATATGGAATTATAGATTGCTTAAAAGGTGGAATTATTTATGATTACAAATATACAGCTAATAATGAAGTAGGCAAATTTTACAGTAATCATCAAACGCTTATGTATCTTGAAATGGTACCAGAAGCAAGAAAAATGGTTTATTTAATAACAAACAAATTTGATAAAGAACCAGGAGATATTTTTAAAGAAGAATACACAAAAGACTTATTTCCAGAAACAATAGAAACCGTAATACATAAGTTTGAAGAATGGTTGAAAATGTATGGATTATATGAAACATACACAGAAAAATGGAAATGTAAATATTAGGAGGAAACAATGGAATTTGAAAAATTATATATGTTTAATCCATTTACAATTCAAAACGCAGATAGTCAAAAGATAGCAGATACATATACCAAATTGCAAAATGAATTGATAGAAAATCCAAACACAGGATTTGAAATATCAAAAAATATAGAAATATATGCAAATATGAATTATCTAATAGGGGAAATGATAGCAAGATTACAACAACAATATGATGAATTAAAAACAGACATTTCGATACAAGAAAATAAACAAGTATATATGCAAAGGAAACAATGGCAAGAAACAAACAAAGAAAAAGCACCTGCAATGAGTTATTTTGAAGCTATGGCAAAAGAGTTTGTAAAAGATGATAGCAAGAAATTAACAGAATTAGGCTCTAGGCTGTTTAGATTTAAAAAGGCGTATGAGAGCATAGATAGTAAACAAAATGCCCTAAAAAAGAAAATAGAAGCAATAAGATATGAAATATAGAACATTGGCACTAATAGAAGTTTAGAGACAAGCAAGGAGCCTAATTTATTAGTGCCATGACCCCCGAAAAGAGGTAAGAATGATAGTAACAGATTTATCAAACAGTTTTAATCCAGTACCTAAAAAAAAGACAGAAAAGAAAAAAGAAGTTACAACAATTAAAAAGAAAAGCAAGAAGTTAGCAAAACTAGAGAAAAACAGATTTAGCATAATAACAAAAGACTTAGAACATTGTTATTTATGTGGAAGTAAGAAACAAGACTTTCACGAACTAATAGAAGGTAAAAATAGACAAGTTAGTATGAAGTATGGATTAGTAATACCAATTTGCCGAAAATGTCACGAAATAGTGACAAATGATAAAACTTTACAGGATAAATTGCATAAAGTCGCACAAAAAGAGTTCAAAAAGCATTACAAGTCAGAAAACTTTATACAAGTATTTGATAAAAATTATTTATAAAAATTAGGAGGAATGAAAATGGAATTTAGAGTTGAAGATAAAGTAAAAATAATAAGTAAAAAAAATGGTGATCAATATACCACTTATGGAGTAGAAAAAACATTCACAAAATCAGATTTAAAAGACGGAGATAAATGCACATTAAAGAATGGACAAGTTATATTTGTTGATAAGACTTCAAATTATGGTTTTGACAGCATTGATGCACAATTAAAATACTTTAATGATGACGTAAGTATTGTAAAAGTAGAAAGACCAGTAAAATATGAGACACTATTTGAAAGAGAAGAAGAAATACTAGACGAGACAGAAAAGAGATATTTATCAAACGTAATTAAACCTTTTAGAGACAAGGTAAAAGCTATAAAAAAAAAATCATACTCTAGAGAGTTCATAAGAATATATATAAAAGAAGATGAACCTATCATATTACCATATTTTGAAAAAGGTACAATGTACAAAGGAATGAAAGAAAATAAAGAATACACATTAAAAGAATTAGGATTATAACAACAGGGGCTAGACAACAAACTAGCCCTTTATTTACGAAAGGAGAAAGTATGAAAAGCAGTTTTTTAATTTACTTAGATTATAAAGAACAATTTGAATTGCTAACAGACGAAGAATTAGGACAATTATTAAGGGCAATTATGTTGTATGAAGAAACTGGAAGAATAACAGAATTAAGTGGAATGCTAAAAATGGCTTTCTCTTTTATCAGAACACAATTAGATAGAGACAGAGATAAATGGGAAGGCACAAAGAATAAAAGAAGTGAAGCAGGCAAGAAAGGTATGGCTAATAGATGGAATAACAAAAATAGCGAAGTTATAACAGAAGATAACAAAAATAACAACGTTATAAATGATATAACACGGTATAACAAAAATAACTGATAATGTAAATGAAGAAGTAAATGATAATGTAAAAGTAGATGTAAATGAAGATGAAAAAGTAGAAGTAAAAGATAAATATAATAACATTATAGGAATTTACAATTCCTATTGCCCAAACCTTCCTCGAGTTCAAAAACTCACTGCTAAACGAAAAATAGCGATAAATAAGCTGCTAAAAGAAATTACACCACAGCAATTTATAGAAGTTTGCATACTAGCCAATAATACAGATTTTCTCATAGGAGACAACGATAGAAACTGGAAAGCAGATTTCGACTTTATGATAAGACCAGATAAGGCAGTCTCCATACTGGAGGGAAAATATAATAACAAAAAAAAGGACAAAATGGACGGATTTATAGATTTATGGAAGGAGGCAAAAGATGAAGAAGAGCGAAATGGTGCAAATAATAACACTTTTGGCTGGTAATTATGAAGATATTGCAAATAAATCACAAACACAAAGAGAGATGATGTTAAATACATGGCAAGAGTGTTTAGGAGACTTAGATTACAATATAGTCTTACAAGCGGTAAAGAAAACAATAATAGAAAGCCCTTACTCCCCAACAATACATGAAGTAAGAAAAAATGCAATAGAGCTAATAAATCCAACAACAAAGAAAACAGGAATAGAGGCATGGAACGAAGCAATTGGAATGATAAGCAATGGCCTTTATATGACCGAGGAAAAATTTAATAATTATAGCCCAGAAGTTAAGAGATTTTTTGGAAGTGTAAATCAAGTAAAACAATTAGCAATGGTGGACATGGAAACAATAAACACAGTTACAAAAGGGCAGTTTTTAAAACAATATGAAGTATTGATAAACAGAGAAAGAGGACAAAAACTATTACCTCAACAAATGCAAGATTTTACAAAACAACTTGCAGATAGAATGAGCGTAAAACAGATAGGAGAGTGATAAACAAATGATTACAACAGAAACAAGGATAAAAGAAGAATGGAAAGATATTAAACGGATATGAAGGAATATATCAAATAAGCAATATGGGAAATATAAAAAGATTAAGATATTACAGTAAAAATAAATGCTACAATGAAATAATAATGAAAAAAGCAAGTGATAAACAAGGATATCAAATAATAAGTTTATCAAAAAATAAAAAGAGAAAAACATATAGAGTACATAGATTAATAGCAAAAACATTTATAGAAAATCCACAAAATAAAAAAGAAGTAAATCATATAGATGGGAATAAATCAAACAACTGTATTAGTAATTTAGAATGGTGTACAAGAAGTGAAAATCAAATTCATGCATATAAAAATAAATTACAAATACAAACAATAAAAATGAAAGAACATAGTATTGAATTAGGAATAAAATATGGAAGAATAAATGGCAGAAAAACAGGGAGAAAAAATATAAAAAAAGCAATAGAAAAAAACAAAATTTCTGTAAAGCAGTATAGTTTAGCAGGAAAATATATTAAAACTTGGTCAAGTATGACAGAAGCCAGCTTAAATACTGGAACATATAAAAGTTTAATAAGCAATTGTATTAAAGGAAAGAGAGGAAGTGCAGGTGGTTATAAATGGGAAATAGCTTAACACAGATTACAAGGCAAATGAGTTTTAATGACATACAAGATAAAACAAAAATAAGATATATACAAATCTTAAATAGATTAAACAAGCCTAAAACGGCAAAGGAATTAGCAGTAGAATTATTTGATTTAAGATTTATACCAAGTACAGAAAGAAATTATACAGCACCAAGGCTAACAGAATTAGAAAAAATGGGATATGTAAAAGCAGTAGATAAAAAGAAATGCGAATACACAGGCAAAACAGTAGCAGTATATGAGAGAACACAAGCAGGATTTGAAGCAATAAATTATCAACATATTCCAAGAATTGATTAGGAGGCAATTATGCAAGATAAATGTAGTAAATGTGATAGTGAAGAACTATTTGTAGAAATACAAGGAAATAGAAGAGGCTTGTATTGTGGCAAATGTGGAAAATGGCAAAAATGGATCACAAAGCAAGAATTACAAATAGCAAAGTTTAAAGGATATATAATTTTAGGAGGTAGTTATGATAATAGTAAGTCAAGATAAAAAGAGAATAATTAACTTTAAAAACATAACTGATATAAATATTGAATTTATACATAGTGATTATGAATTAAGAGCGTCATTTATAGGCGAATGTGAAAGTTTTAATATTGGTAATTATGAGGAAGAAGAAAGAGCAAAAGAAGTATTACAAGAAATAATAAAATCTTATAGATATTATAGAACAGCTGAATGTGATGGATATACCAATGTATTACAAGAAACAGCAGTTTTTGAAATGCCAAAGGACTAGCCTATGCAACAAATAAAAAAGAATACACTATGTTATTACTGTCTAGGCTGTAACAAACAAGCAGATACAGACTATAAGCCAGTAATGAGATGTAAAGGCTCTGTACCAGGAGTTGAAAACTGGCAAGAAAAATTACGAGAGGAGCTAAAGAAAAATGGCAATAAACAGTAAAAAGAAACGGAAGTGCAGGAGAAAGAGAATTGGCAAATAAATTAAAAGAATACGGTTATAAATGTAGAAGAACACAACAGTTTTGTGGGAATACTGGACAAGCAGATGATGTAGTAGGACTTGATTATATACACATTGAAAGCAAAAGAGTTGAAAGGTTAAATATAGATAAAGCAATTGAACAAGCAGTAAGAGATACAAAAGACAATAAGTTTCCTACAGTATTTCACAGAAAAAATAGAAAAGATTGGTTGGTAACAATGAGGCTAGATGATTGGATGCAAATGTACAACGAATATTATTCTGGGAGAAAGATAAAAGAATATGAGAATACCGAAGATAATAAGTAAAGATGGACATGAGTACATATTGATACAGCAATGCAACCAAAATATGTATCTATACAAAGAAATGATATATGGCTACAAAGAATGCTTTAAAGTCGATGAATTAAGTCTCATAACAAACAAAATAGCAAGAGGTCGCCCACCAAAATATAGATAGAAAAGAGAATAAAGGAGAGAAATATGAAAATATATGATAAGAGAATATATAAAATAAGTGAGTGTATAAGAGTAGTGATAATAGTAATAGTGTGTTTCATGATAGGGTATGTATGTGGAATATTAGCAGGGGATAAGTCAGAGGAATTAAAAAATAAAGACATAGAAATAGAATCGTTAAAGGACACTGTGTATATGTTAAGGAAGGAGAGAGAAGAAGTATGAGTGAGATAGAAGTGCAGACCAAAGAAAGCTATATGGCTAATTGCTATAAAGTAGGAGGAGAATAATGGGATTAGATATAAGTGTAAAAGGTTTAGAAAGAAAAGATACTTACCATTGTGGATATGTAACTTTTAACTTATATAGAAAAAATGTTGCAAGTGCTTATAACGAAAGGTTAGGAGAATTATACAAAAAAACATTCAAAGATGAATTGCAACCAGAAGAAATCAAAGAATGGAATAATTTATGTAATGATGATTTAGATATATTTTTATGGCATAGTGACTGTGATGGAAAATTAACACCTAAAGAATGTAAAAAAATATATGATGCAATGAAAGATTTAAAGGTAGAAATGCAAGGACACAATTACATAGAAATGAATTATTACGATATGCACCAATTATGGTTAAATATGCTTAAACATTGTTACAAACATAGAGTAAATATGTGGTTTCATTAAAGTAGGAGGAGAAGATGAGTAGAGAATATAGAAAAAAATTACAAGAACTAAAAGCAAAACCAACAGAGCAAATAAATGGTATATATATAATTCCAGACAAACCATATAATCGGATTCTGGGGGCAAAATGGTTATAAATCTTATGACTTTATTTTTGAAAATGCAGAAGGAGAAAAAATAGGCTGGTGTCATTGGGAAGGTGATGTGATTCATTTACTAAACAAAAAAGATTATGGAATGAATATAGATTGTGAAAATTCTGATGAATACATTAGACTATTTACGATGTATGGATTTAATATAAGTGACATGATGATAAGCGAATTAACAATTGAAGTAGGAGGAGAAAATGAATCTAATTAATTTATTATTTAAAAAGAAAGAACAGACCGAAATGATTACAGAAGAAACATTGCCAGATGTGCAACAAATAAAAGTTCCAGATTTAAAACAATATTTATTAAATGGATATAAGGAAATACGAGAAGTTAAAAGTCAAAATGAACAATTACAATTAAAGTTAGAAGAAGAATCTAAATATAAACTATTATATGATGGAGCATTAGTAACATTAGAGGAATTTAAGAAAAGAGAAGATGAAAATAAGAAACAAATAAATAATTTACAAACAAAATTAAATGAAAAACAAGAAGAATTATATAAGCTCTATGATTTAGTAAATACTTATAAAATTAAACAATTAGAAGTAGATAAACAATCTAAAAATATGGATAAAGTAATTAAAGACAATATAAATGCTTCAATTATAGACTTTAAAGAAAAAATAATAGAATCAATTAAAAATACTAAAGGTAATGTCAGTAAGGATAAAGTATGTAATTTGATTCAAAGAATGGGAGTGGATAAAAATGAATAGAGAGATAAAGTTTAGAGGAAAGAGAATAGATAATGGCGAATGGGTTTATGGAGATTTATTACAACCAACAGAAATATGCGATATATATGAAATAGCGAATTGCGAAAGCATAGATGGAACGAGATATGAAGTGATTCCAGAAACAATAGGACAATACACAGGACTACACGATGAAAATGGAAAAGAAATATACGAGGGAGATATAATTGCAATAGACTACTTAACTTGTATTGTAACAGGAGTTATTAAATATTCAACTGAATATTCTATGTATATATTAATTAACACAAATTCTATTGCAGATGAAAATGAACCATTAGGAGATTATACAAATAAGAAATTAGAAGTAATAGGTAACGTTACAGATAGTCCCGAGTTATTAGGAGGAGAATAGATAAATGTATTATTGTTTATTTGAACAAAGTGGAACATTTAAAAACGAATTTAAAAAACTTGGTTATGAAGCAATAGATTATGACATACAAAATGAATTTAATGAGACAGATTATATATGTGATTTATTTGTAGAAATAGAACAAGCATATTTAGACAAAGAAAGTATATTTGACAACATAACAGAAAAAGATATGATTTTAGCATTTTTCCCTTGCGTAAGATTTGAGAATCAAATTGAGCTGCATTTTAGAGGAACTTGTAATTCGTTAAAAAAATGGTCAGATGAACAAAAACTAGAATATGACCTAAAATTACATAGAGAATTAGATTTGATGTATGAAACGATAACAAAATTAGCAATAGTGTGCATTAGAAAGAAAATACCATTAATAATTGAAAATCCATATTCAACAACGCACTATTTAGTCAAATATTGGGCTATACCAAGCAAAATTGTAGATAAAGACAGAACTTTGCGTGGAGATTATTTTAAAAAACCAACGCAGTATTGGTTCATAAATTGTGAACCTAAATACAACATGATTTTTGAATCCTATAGCTGGAATAAGAAGAAAAACATTGGACATACAAATCCACGGAGCAAAAAGAAGTTTAATAGCACCAGAATACGCAAACAGATTTATAAGAGAATTTATAGTAGATGTAAAGGAGTAAATAAGGTATGAGTAAAGAGGAAATATCTAAAGAAACAAAAAATACTTTACAAAATTGTTGGGTTATGACAACAAATCACGAACTAGATAATGAAAATAGAAAATTAAAAGAAGCTATAACTGAAATATTAGATAAAACTATGACTTCAACAGAAAAAAGCGAATATTGGTATAAGTATTATATAGAACATAAGCAATATAATGACGATTTAGAATATAATAAAAAGTTGTTAAAAGATTGGTCAAATACTTTAAAAGGTATGGGGAATAGGAATTATCCTTATTGCTATGCTATTGATAGAATTTTAGAAGAACTAGAAAGGAGTAAATAAAATTATGAGAATAATAGATATATTAAACATTATTGCTAAAGGAGAAATACCACCAAGAGAAATTAGATATAATATGTTACAAGATGGATATAAAGATTTGATTTATGATGAAGATGAATTAGAGTATAGATATAAGAACTATCCTATGGAATTTTGGGAAATATCTAATCATCATTTAAATGATGAAATAGAAATAGTAAAGGAGTAAATATGAAACCTAGCACATACGATATGACATTTTGTGTGAGTAAGTGTAAAAATAAATGTGAAAGGCATTATAGCCAATATGAATTTGAAAAAGGAAGATTATACAGTATGGCAAGTTTTGATTGCGAAAACAAAGGAAAAGTAAAAAAATATAATTAAAGTAAAGGAGTAAATAAAATATGAAATATAAGTACTTTTTATTAGCTTTACAATGCAATAGATTATATAATAATTTTATAAGAAGTTGCGGTTTACGGAATAAGTGAGGTGGGAATAAATGTAGAAATATCATTTATTACAGATACAGAGCCGACAAAAGAGAATATAGAAAAAATTGAAAAACTATTAGAAAGTTCTAAAGAAGAGATAAGCTTATCAAGTTATTATGCGACTGTAAAATTTATTAAAGCAGAAGTGGTTTTAGGAGAGGAGTAAATAAGATATGAGTTTTGGAAAATCAATAGGAAGTTATTTAGTAGATATAATAAAAGCCGAAAAAAATAAGGACTGTGATATGTGCATAAAAAAGAAAACTATGGAATGCCCTAATTCTAGCTTGTGCTATAACACAAAAAATAAACCTTATTTTAAAAGCAAATTAGACGGGAGGAGTGATACATAGTGAAAGAAAAAATAAAAAGAATAATAGAAAAAATTAAAGATATATTTAGTTTACATTGCCCTGAATGTGGTGGAAGAATGAAAAGTGAATTTTTAGATATGGAAATAGACCACATTGTATATAAGTGTGAAAAGTGTGGAGAGGAGTGGATTTAATGCAATTATTTGAAGATTTAATAAAATGTAAAGACTGTATGAATAATATAAATAACAAGTGTATGTTATATCCAGGAAAAGATGTAAAAGAAGAAAATACAGGTTGTTATGTAGGAATAGATAGAAATAATAAACAAAAGATATTGGAAGGTGTTTTAAGTGAAAAATCTTAAAGATAGCATAGAATATCTTAAAAAGATAAATAATTATGGAACAGATAAAGAACCATATTATCTTGAATATGAATTATCAGAAAGCCCAGTAAGTTTTGAATGGTATCAAGCAATATTAGAAAAAGTAAAAGAATATAAACCTAAAAGAGTAATAGATGTTGGAAGTAATTTAAATTTATTTGGCTATTTATTTGTAAATGCAGGAATTGATTATATAGGTATTGATATAAATATAGATGGTTGTAATCCAATAGAAACAGACCACATTAAATTTATAAGAGCAAATTATTATGATGTAAGAGAACAATTTAAAGACGATATAATTATTAGTTGCTTATGTGTGGGATATTTAATACCAGTTAAAGATGTATTAGGTAAAATCTTAATTGTAAATTCAGATAATGGTAAAAGCGAAAAAGAATATAAATGCACTGCAAGAAAAATAAAATTAGAAAGAAAGGTGTTTTAAGTGAAAGAAAGAGAAGAAATATTAAATAAAATGAAAAATAAATATAAATTAGCGTTATTTATGGTTATAAGAAACTCTATGGTAATGCCACAAGGTATTAAATTAGGTAAAACAGATAAAGAAATCAATGAAATGTCTTACGAAACAATGTGTTCAGTATTAACTATGATTGATTATAATAAAGCAGAAAAGATTTTCGAGGAGGGTAAAGATGGAAGAAAATAGTATGGCAATCAATTTTAATGATGAAGAAACAATTATATGTTTTAATGGAGTTCAAATACACATAAGCAAAGAAAATTCAATGGAGTTAGCACATAGAATTTTAGATTATTTTGAATGATACGAAGAAGAGGAGGACGAGTAGTGAAAAATAGTATAGAAGAATTAAAACAAAGGCTAGAAGAACTATATCAAACACAACAAGCTAGGTTGGATGTAGGAGCTGATGATTTAGACATAAGAGAAGAAATAGCAGAAGCGGAAGATGAAATTAAAGAATTACAAGCTGATATAAATGAAAAAAATAATAATGGTAACGACACAAATGTCGGTAGCATAGGAAATAGTATAGAAGAAGATATAACAAAAATAAATACATATGTAGAACTAGTATTAAAAAAAGATTACTGTAATTGTAATGAACTTAATACAATTTTAGGAAAACATTGTGATGGAAGTAAAAATGTAGCTTATGCTATGCAACATATTTTATCAGACTATAAAAAAGTATTAAAAGAGAATGAAATATTAAAGGAAGAAAAAGAACAAGCTTGGGAAGAATGGAATAATTTAGAACAAGGAAGTTATGAAACAGAACAAAAATTAAAACAACAAATTAAAGAATTAAAAAAAGAGAATGAAGAATTAAAAAAAGATTACTATAATGTAATAAATAAAATAGAAAATAAAATAGATATATTGGATATAGTAATATCAGAATGTATATATATAGACGATGACGACAAAGCATACAAAAAAGCAGTTAAAAAAGACAAGTTATGTTTATTGAATCAAAAAAGAGCCTTGCAAGAACTACTAGAAGGGGGACAATCATGAGTAATGTTTATGATATGTCAGGCAAAAAGAAAGTAATATTTACAGAAGAGACAGAAACTAATATCACATATAAAGAAATAATGCAAATAGTAGTAGAATATGCAACAGAAGAGGGATGTCATCAGATATTTTGCGATGGAGGAATAAATATGTGTCCATCAGACATATTCGGACCAGAAAAAATAGATAAAAAGAAAGAAGAAGATACTTGCAACTATGAAAGTATAGGATGCACTAAATGTTGGACTAATGCACTTAAAAAAGTAAAGAAGGAGTGAGAAAAATGGCTATAAAGAATTATACAACAACTATAAATGTAAATAAAACCATAGGAGAAATACAAGAATTATTAAGTAAACATGGGGCTACTGCGATTATGACAGAATATAGTAATGGAAATGTAACCGGATTAAGTTTTAAAATTATGACTTCCAGAGGAGAACTTGGTATTAGGTTACCCTCAAATACAGACAGAGTTTTACAAATTTTAAAAAATCAAAGAAAAAACAATAACCAAGTTAAAGATACCTTTGACCAGGCAAATAAAGTTGCGTGGCGAATAATAAAAGATTGGATAGATGCTCAAATGGCAATATTGGAAACTGAAATGGTGGAAATGGAACAGATATTTTTACCATATGTTATGAATAATAAAGGACAAACTTTATACGAATCATTTAAAGAAAATAGAATATTATTGGAGGATAGTAATGATTAAAGAACTACAAGATGATATAAAAGCAAAAGAAATCAAATAAAATGGAGGTTAATCTATGGGAACAGAAGATACAATAGAAATGGTAATAATTAAGAATGATACTGTAATAAAGAAGAAATTCAGTGTTATAGACGAAGACGAGGTAATAAGCTTTAATTTAGGAAATTTCTTTATAGCACTACGAAAAGAAGATCTTAGAAAATTAATATGAGGAGGTACAAATGAGAACAGATTTTGAATCTAACAGAATAATATTAGAAGGGGAAACGATATATTTAACTGCAACTCAAGGAGAAATATTAAAGATATTATACAATAAAGGGGATAAAGTAGTGAGCTTTGAAGAGTTTGCAAATAAGCTTTATAATTGCAAATTAGATACATACATCAAAAAAACAATTAGAAAACATGTAAGTTTGCTTAATCAAAAGGTGTTTAAATATATAAAAATTAAGAACATAAGAGGAATAGGATATGTTCTGGAAGGAGATATAAATAATGAGTGTTAATATAGGAGCAGAAAAGAGTAAGCTAACGATATATAAAGATGAACAGGGTAGATATAAAATCTACATTAAGGGAAGAGAATTACAAGAAGACGGAACAGAAAAAGATATATTTATGTCTAAAACAATTCAATTCAAAAAAGATGTATTATTAAAAAACCGAACAGTAATAGAAGTACTAAATGGTTGGAATAGTTGTTATAGAATTAAAACAAATGAATTAAATGAAAAAGGAAAAGAGAAATATAAATATTATGATAAATATTTTATAAATGAGTTTAAAATATTACAAGAAGGAGAAGACGGATATTGTAAGCCTAAGAGAGAAAAACAGAAAGACGATTTTTCATTCGAATACAATGGAGATGACTTACCATTCTAGGAGGAAAGTATGAATTTTAGAAAAACAATAAGAAGAGGAATAAAGACATTTAAAGACAAAGAAATGTTCTTATATGGTCGCATAAGTGAGAGACATAGAGCAGTAGCATATTGTATATTACATAAGTGTTATTTGGAATCTAAAGATATAATGGAAAAAGGATGCAACAAGAAGAAATGCAAATATAAAGAAGAGGTGAAATAAAAAGGCGGAAGAAAAATAGTAGAGAAGAAAGTAGAAAAACAACAACAAGAGAAAAAAGAACAGCTTGTGCGTGCAGGGGAAAATCAAATATTAGAAGAATTTAAAAACAATTTGCCGGAATATATGGAGAAACGATTACAAGCGTTAACACAAGAAATAAGTTTAAAAAAAGATGTGGGAGGATTAAGCAGTATTGAAATAAATGAATTATTAAGACCACATAATTTGATAGGAAAACAACCCAAATATACCGCCGAGCAAATGCAAATAGTGTTTGATTATTATAGAGAAGCATTAGTAAAAGTAAATCAAAAATTTAAATACCCACCAAGTAAAGAGAACTTTTGTGCTTTTGCTGGGATATCAACTGCGACATATAATCAATATTTGATTTCTCCAGATGAAGCAAAACAAGAAGTAATGCTGATGATAGATGACTATATAAGAGAAAATATGCTAACATCAGCACAATTAAAAGAAGTTGATAATATAACAACAATGTTTAGAGGAAAGACAGCACACGGTCTAGTTGAGGCAAGTGCGCCAATAGTAATAGAACATAAAAGTGAAACAGATATATCAAAAATAAATTCAATGATAGAAGCTATAAAGGCTGGAAAAAGTTTAAAGACAATAGAATTAAGTAAAAAAAATTATAAAGTAGAGGGAGAGTAAAATAAATGGAAATATATACCGGCGGAAGAGGGCAAGGAAAAACATTAAAAGCAATTCAATTATCAGCAGAAAAACAAATGCCAATAGTATGTTTTAGTTACCATCAAATGGAATATATAAAATATAGAGCCAAAGAAATGAATTTTAAAATGCCAAAACCTATAATGTTTGATGATGTTAGAGGAAAAGTAATAGGGAACAGAAGAGGATTAATAGTTGATAATTTAGATTTCCTTTTGAGAAGATTATTTGATGATGAGGTTCACTATGCGACTATGAGAACTTGTAATATAACGAGAGTGGAAAAAGAATCATAGTAAAGATTAAAGTAAGAGATTTTGATTAAGAAAACAGTTGGAAAAAGATTTCATGTCAGAAAATTTTGACAAGGCACTGGAAAAAGATTTTAGGTTGAGTTTTTTTGAAGGTGCCTGCAAAAGATTTTGATTTAAATATTATTGCTAAAATGTCAATAAAATGGAGAATAAAAGGTGAAATATTTTACAGGAATTTTACAAATATAAAGGAACAAAGCAAATCAACGGAAATGTTGAAAAATTAAAGAAAAACGAGCCACGAGAATTGGTTTTAAACGGTTTATTTTTGCAATTAATACAAGTTGCTTGTCAAAGACGTAAAAAGGCTTAAAATGCCAATAAATAGGAATGGTAAGAAACGCAAAAAAAGAAGCAAAAAGCTTCTTTTAAATATATTATTATTTCATTGCGCAACCAAGAATCACTAAAAATACTATAATCGCCAATATTATGCCAGCAAACAAAGCGAATTTTATTAAAACCCAAATAAGGAAAGCGGCGAAAACAAAGCCAAGTAAAACTTTTAAAGCTGTTGATTTATTTATTTCTTCTTGTTTTTTTGCTTCTTCTTTAATTTGTTGCAATTCAATATATTTTAAATTATTTTTCCATTTGTTACAAACTTCGTTTAATGTTTTATCATATATTTTATCAATATAATCTTGTTGTATAACAGTTGTGCCAAATGTTTTCGTATATTCTTTTCTAGTTTCTATATTATAAAATTGCGCTAACAATACATTTAATTCCATTTCATTTTTAGGATTTGTTCTTTCAAACACTCTATCAAACGAATTTTTTAAATCGTGATAACAGGCTATTAACAAATCTTTTTCATATTGTTTTTTCTCTTTTTCTTGCTCTTTTTTTCTTTCGATTTTTTCAATCTTTTTTAATTCTTCTTGTTCCTCACGTCCTTTATTTTTTTGTTTATTTTCCATAATATACAACCTTTCTGATTTTTTTAATTATACCCCTAATTTTAATTAATTTTCTAATTTTCTATATTCATTTATTATATTGTCAATCTCTTCTGTACTTAGTGTTGCCCCTGATATATCATTTAAAAACAAATTTGCCTCTTATTCGTCAAACTCTTTATCATTTCCCTCAAAATAATAAATTAATTCTTCCACATAATCCATAATTTTTTTACCTCCTAGATATTTAAATATTTTTTATATTTGCAATCGTTCTAATTGCTTAAATTTTCATTTTCTTTTTTTGAAATCTATTTATTATTATAAACCAGATCCTTACGTTCCTATTATATCAACTAACTATGCAATGTTGCAAGTAAAATTTACTTTTTTATATTCTGCGTTTTTTTCGTTCTTTTTCTGATATTCCTTTATTTTTTTTTCTAAATCTTCCAAAATATAATCTATTTGTACATCTGTTAATTTATTGTTTTTTGCTTGCGTAAATATAAAAGTATTCATGCTTTTGCGACCTGATAATTTGTATTTTAAAAAGGCCAATCTTATAATCTCTAATATATCCATTTAAAATCGTGCTCCTTTCTTAGTATTGACAAGTAAGAAATTTTATTGTATTATTTGTTTAGGCTATGTGGTTTAGTCGTTTTTTATAATATTTACGTAAGTAAAAATATAAAAATACACTAAGCCTATTATTTTTAATATTATTGATATTTCAAAGTTCTTAATTTCTCCGATTAGTAATAAAATTGATGTAATGTATAACGTTGCTAATATATAACTTTTAAAATTTAACATATAGTTTTTCTTCATATTTTTTATCCCTTTCTTTTGTGATTTTTCTTACTTGTCAATTGCCCGTTTTAGGTCGTTAGCTCAACCCTTTTATTATGCTTCTACTAGTTCAAAATTTTTATCATATTTGCCGATTTTCAATTCAAGATAGAATCCGCAATCAAAGTAATCTGTCATTGAATCGCTATCATCGTAATTGAAGCTATTGCATAAGTCTTTTACAAATTTAAAAATCTTTTTTCCATATTCTGAAAGCTCAAAGTCGCTGTCAATATGATATTGGTTAATTGTTATATTTTTATTTTCTAATCTGTTTTTTAATTCTTTTTTCCTTTGCTCACTTTCCCAAATATCAGTATCACTTAAACCCACCCATTTGTTGTAATCTTCAATAATTCTTGTTTTTGAACTCTTACTAGCTTCTTTTACTGCTGTTTCATAATCATTTAAAGGGTTTTTAGTGTCTTTCATTAATGAAATATTTAAACCATTATAGTAACAATTACCTTCAGTTGTTACCGAAAAAGTAGCAGAAGGGAAAACCCTTTTTAATTCTTTTTTTATTATTTTCGCGATTTCGACTATTGGCAAGTGTTTGTCACTGTTTACACCTTTCCAACCATAACCACTGTAAGAGTTTTCTATCTCTTTGGTTCCTAATTCAATAGGTTGCTGTGTTTTGCTTTGCTTAATGTACCAACATTTTTTTGCCTTGTGCCATCTGTAACCGTTTGCTTTTAATTGTTCGCGTTCTTCTTTTGTTGGTATTTCTTTAAAATAAAGTTCAATTCCTTGTTTTTCTTCGTTGATTTTTTCAACATATTTTGTTTTAATTTTCATAAATAAAACCACCTTTCTATTTTTT